GGATGTTATTGAATCAACCCTCGGTAAAACGCAACATACTGGATATCACACAGGTGATGTTATTCTTCCAGAACTTGATTCGCTTCTTGATCTGATGAAAAATGCGGTTGACAATATTGAATCACAGTGTGATTTCTATTATAAGCAGGCACCGCAAGTTATAAAAGAATACGACTGGCAGAAGCAGTGCGACAAGATGTTGAAATCTTTAATTAAGCGTGTCGGTAGCGGTATGTTTGAGCCAATCGGCACTGTCTTCAAAAATAAATACATCTACTTCCAGAGCGGAGTAGGATACAGCACAGAATCTGGTATAAGATTTACGAGAGAGAAACCAATTCAAAAAGTTACTGAGTCGGAGTACTATTCTTTAATTACAAATTCTAATTTTAGAGAACCGACAGAAGAAGAAATAATTAAGCATTTAGGAGGCTATAATGAGTGATATGGATTTCAATAGTTATCAATTTAGAGCAGCGAAAACTGCTATCTACCCCAAAGAAGATCTACAGGGGCTCTTGTACACAACGCTAGGTCTAGTTTCAGAAGCTGGAGAAGTTGCTGGCAAGGTGAAGAAGATTATTCGTGACGATAAGAGCGTCATTAGTCCAGATCGCCATGAGCAGTTGATTGATGAGCTTGGCGATGTTCTTTGGTATTGTGCAATGGTTGCTGATGAATTAGGCATCACACTAGGGTACGCTGCGGAGCGCAATATTTCTAAGCTAGAAGATCGTCAGAACAGAAATGTAATCGGTGGTTCTGGAGATAATCGCTAACTTTGCTTCATTAGAATTAATGTGAGATTCTATATGAATGTTCAAGTCAAGAAAGAAACTCATTAAAGAAAATCTGGAATTGACTGAAAAACTCCGTGATATTGAGAGTAAATTGCTCGCTATTCGTGTACAATACATATTGATGAGAGCAGATCGCAATCGTCTGAAAGAAGAGATTAGTGAAAAGAACGGAAAAGGAAGAGATCAAGAGGGACAGAGCTAAAGCTGTAAAGAACTCTGGTCGTGGTCTTAGAAAAGGCGATGCCTCCCTTCACAAATTCCTGGTTGATTATAAGCATAACGAAAAGACCTTCACGCTCACTCTAAAAGCATGGATGAAAATGAGAAAAGATGCATTTAATGCAAATTATAAATATCCGTGTATCTCAGTTGTGTTTGGGGAAAACTCTGAGACAAAGGTCGCTATAATTGATTGGGAAGTGTTTCAAGATTTAATTAAAGGAAGTGAATATGAGGATTAAGCCATTCTGTGACAGATTATCTGGTCATAAATGTATTGGATTAACAGTTGGTCACGATGAGTATTACATCGGGGTCAATCTTATTTTTTGGATGGTAGGTATTGCAAAGGTTTATCCACCATACCAGGCTGTGGTTAAGACAGAAGATTTAAGAAAGGATATCTAGTGCCAGATATTATTGTAGATACAGAATTTCTTGCTGAGCAAATGGGCGAGAAGTCAAAAGAATTTATTGAGTGCATCAGAATCGTTCAGGATATTATTGAAAATCCTGATCAATACATTGGTATGCAAGCAATTAAATATGCAAATATGCTTGCATCATACAGAACACTGATGATTGTAAAATCACAGGCATTTAAAAGACGGTCAACCATGATGAGCGAACAGGATAAGTTCGTCAATGACATTTGGAAGACCATGTACGAAGCTTTATCAGAAAATATTAATGCCCTTAAACTGGCAGCAAGAGGAGTAAATTAATGAAAGCACTAAAGCAATTGAGAGCACCTAAGGCTGTGGTTCCAGATGGTTCGCCAGAGGTTATGAAAGACCTTGTTGAAGCTATTAACGAACACCTGTCTCTAAGGAATACTCCAAATTTTAAAAAAGTTAATGGGTTTCATCCTAGTTATACAAACCAATGCGCTAGATACTGGTACTACATGTTTGAAGGGATTAGCGTAACCCCATCATTCAATCCTCAGACTTATCGTATTTTTGATAATGGTCATGCTGTTCATGAAAGACTTTATAGTTATTTAAGAGATATGGGTATCCTGGTTGCAGAAGAAATTCGTGTTAATCATGAAGATCCACCAATTGAAGGTACTGCTGATGGTATAATTAATTGGTATGGTGAGAAACTAATTGAGCTGAAATCAATCAGTCAAGAAGGCTTTCACTATAGACAATTACATAACAAACCAAAAGACGAACATTACCGACAAGCCCAAATTTATATGGAATGTCTGAACCTAGATTCAGGATTCGTTATTTATGAAAACAAGAACAATCAAGAGATCTTGCCTATCTACATTGAGAGAGACAAGCCTTTTATTGAAAAACTATTTAAGAAGTATAGGAAGTTTCACGCTGCTTATTTGAGCAAAGAGATTCCTGTACAGCCATACAAGAGAAGCTCGGCTAACTGCTCTTCTTGTGATTTGGCAAAGCACTGCTGGGCAGAGGGAGAGCAAAATGAAAGCGACAAGGACACTCCGTTTTAATTTATGCAAAAGAGTAAATGGTTAATGAAGAAATTAAGATTTGTGCATATGAAGAATGCAGTGCGGAGTTTAAAGCAAAAGTTTACAATGCTATATATTGCTCTGCTGAATGCAGAAAGATCGTAACAAATAGAAATCTTCTAGCTAGTTACTACGAAAAAAAAGAAAACAAAAACAAGAAAAGAACCTGCCGAACAAAAACTTGCAGCACTGTTTTATCAAGATACAATAAAGAGAATATCTGTGAACAGTGCAAACGAGAGAGGTATGTAAAAAGACTTGTGTCCTGGGGCTGGTCTGAAGAAAGCGTCAGGCGAGGTATGCAATGACGATCAGATCATTGGTCTCCTCAGTAAAGGAGCAGCGTGTACTGTCAATAGATCCATCTTCCCATTCTCTAGCCTGGGCTGTGTTTGATGTTAATTTAAATTCAATTCAACTCACTGCGTCAGGAAAAATTGATTATAAAAAAGATAAAGATGTTTCTTTGAAATTTAAGGCAATTGATAGCGGGCTTACGCAGCTTGTAAAAGAGTTTAATCCAAGCCATGCTGTCATTGAGCAATCAATTTATGTTCAAAACTTTGAAACGAGTAGAATCATTTCCTACATTATTGGCTATAGCTGGGGGATTCTTAGCGCTGGAAGATGTATTGTTTCTGATGTTAATCCACTGATGTGGAAGTCTGGGATTGGTTATAAGAATCTAAGCAAGAAGGATTCTGAGATGATTAGTAACAACGGTGAAAAGGGGTCTCTTCAGGTAAAATTAAAAAATGAAAGAAAGAAGAGAGTTAGAGATATCGTTAGAAAATATTTCAAAGAAGACGACACTAACATTAATGATGATGATATTATAGATGCTGCAGGAATTGGATTATGGTATTCATTAAAAAAGATTCAAGAGGTGAATAATGGCTAATGAACCATATAAAGATAAGGCATTTCTCTACGACATGTATGTTCAGAGGAGAATGAATCTAACCGATATCTGCAAGCATTTGAAAGACAGCTATAACATTGAGGTCACTCCTCAAGCAATTTATAACTGGGTTAAGAAATACGATCTTCTTAAGTTTAGAGGGAAAGGTAGAAGCCTTTCTACTGGCGGTCAGAAGAGAGAGAAGTCAGCAGCTCAAATAGAAGCCGAGAAGCGTAAGCGAGAAATGGCAAAGAGAGCTAAGCAAAAAAGAAAGATGATGGGAAGATGAGAAGATCAGTTACATTTAAAGACATTACAAGCTTTGCAAAGCTTGATATGGTTTACAACCAAGTTCGTGTTATTGAAGCAAAACAGAACGAGACTAAGTATAAGTGTCTCGGTTCTGGTAAATGCTGCCATATCGGTCTTACTATTCACATGGCAGAATGTGCAAATATTGCATTTAATTTGAGACAGCAATACTATCTCTATCTTGAGGATAAAGGTAGAGAATTTGCTGATCAGTGGATTGATGGAGTAACAGAAGATCTCAAGCAGGCTATGTACGATGATACATGGGAACTTGGTGGAGAGACAAAGAAGCTTTGTGCTTTCTATAAAGGTGGTTGCTCAATATACAAGTATCGCCCAATGGTCTGTAGGACATTTGGAACGATCACAGCAGTAGATGACTACTGCCCAAGAATCAGAAATGCAAACAATGGAATTGATTTCTTTAGCGGTGATGGTGTGTCTAGGGTTATTCAGCAGTTCCAGGATTTTCTAAAAGAGTATTCATCTGATAAAGAGCCTGGATACAACATGGTTGTTTATATGCCATTGGGTGTTTTGAGTTTCTTGTTGGAACCAGATGAAATGGAAGAACTCCAGAAAAATACTGATCCAAAGTTTTGGCAAGCTATTGAAGGTTGGCACAACTATAGAGTTGAGTTTACAAAAGAGCATGGCTACGGTGTTGAGCGTCTGCAGAAAGAAGCAGATGCTGTTGGTATCAAGTTAGCATTTCCTAAATTAAATACTGAGAAATGATTCTTTGGTCAGACAATCAAGCATCACCATTAAGCGTTGGCTACGGGTATGTACCAGATAGGTTATACGATCAGCTATCTAGGTCAGATCTCCCAATAAGAAGAAATAATTCATCTGCACCATCAGAAGTGCAATCTTTACTTGATGGTATATCGCTTGGATATATGACAACAAGTGACTCATCAGATGAAATTATCATCAATCACTCAATGCCAGAATCTTTTATAGAATCTACAGTATATTCAATTGGTTTTACTTTTTGGGAAACAAATAGATTACCTAAATCATGGGTTACTGACTGCAATAGAATGGATGAGGTTTGGACAACATCATCAGCTATGTGTGATGTGTTTGTTGAATCTGGTGTTTCTGTTCCTGTTTATAATTTTAAATTGGGAGTTGACCCAGATATCTTCTATCCAGTTAAAAGAACCATTAATAGACCATTTACATTCTTAAGCATAGGCTCGCCATCTACCAGGAAGAACTCTCAGATGGCTGTTGATGCTTTTGTAAAGATGTTTGGCGGTAAAGATGGCTATCGGATGATTTATAAATCAAATGGTCCACCAGATGCCAGGAGTTTTAATAATGGGATGCGTGGTCGGCTTGATCATCCACAGATAGAAGTGATTGATTGGGAAGTGTCTGTTGAGGAATTAGGAAAAATTTATGATCGTGCAGACTGTCTGATTTATCCTACGAGTGGTGAAGGTTGGGGTCTAATTCCATTTCAGGCGATAGCTAAGGGGATACCTACTATCTGCACGAACGCTACTGCGTGTGAAGAGTATGCGAGTATGTCTGTTCCGTTAGATTATGATTGGACAACAGATAAGATGAGTGGCATATATGAAGGCGCTGGAATGTGGGCAATGCCAAAATTTGATGATTTATGTGATAAAATGTTATATGTAGTGAATAACTATGAAGATGTCTCTAACAAGACATTTAATAGTGCTGAGTATATAAATAAGAATATGACTTGGGCTGCGGTAGCAAAGGATTATACTGAAAGATTATGTCAGATATTGAAAGATACCAGGGCGAAACCCTAATTGATCAAATTAAAAAAGTAGAAGAAGTTGGGCTTCTCTATGTAAAGGGTTATAACTACTCCGAGATAGCCAGTCTTATGTCTTTGCCAGTTGATAAAGCAAAGGACTACATTAAAGAATACAAGAAGATTCTTAATCGCCAGGCTGAGGATGACCCATACTTTCTAGAGAAATTGCAATTTAATACAATCAAAGCTCTGCAAGAGTTTGATCAATTAAGCAAGGAAGCTTGGGAAACAGTAAATATTGCAACAGATCATGGCATGGTTCCTGCGAGAATCCAGGCTATTAAACTTGCGGGTGAGTTAGCTACTAAGAAGGCTCAGCTGCATAAGCTGCTTGCTGGTAATACAACTGATAACCAATACATCGCCAGAATGCAGAAGGCTGAGAATGTTAACCAGATTCTCTCAAAAGTTCTGCGTGATGTTATTGCAAGGCATCCAGAAGTTGCTAATGAAGTTAGAGCGGAACTTGAAATTGCATTTGAAATTATGAATGCGGATTCGTAAAAGAAAAGATGTCATGAGACCCCCAAAGACCCTACATAAAGGTACATCTGGTGAGACCTGTTTTTAGCCCAAATAAAGGTACAGAGATAGCGGTAAGCAATCCTGTGCGTAATTGCGAAGGAGATTTGTATGAGTGATTTTATGGGGATGAATCTTGAGCTAAAAGATTTTGATCGTCTTTTGCGTCAAGATGATCTTATAGAAACTCCTGTTGATATTCAAACATTTGTACAAGATAAAGAATACCTGGGTTTACCTCCACTTTCGGATATTCAATTGGAAATTGTAAGACATTCTACACAAATTTTTAAAGAGCGTACCTTAATCTCCATGTATGGAGAAGAAGAAGGAAAAGCTTGGTATAAAAAATATACAGATAATGAAGTAATTTGTATGCTTGGTAAAGGTTCAGGAAAAGACCATTGCGCAAGAATATCAATGGCT